CCGGCGACTACAACGCCGACTATGCCCAGGACCTGAGCAAGTGTCACGGCCTCATCTTCAACAAGGACGCCGTTGGTGTGCTGACCCTGCTCAGCCCCAGCCTCCAGCTCACTTCTGGGGATTGGAACATTCAGTACCAAGCAACCTTGATGGTGGCGCGTCAAGCCATCGGAATGGGCGTGCTTCGCGCTGAGTCGGCTGTGGCTCTCGTCACCCCCTAGCCTCCATCCGGCTGGATGTTCGCTTTGGGGTCAGCATTGCTGGCCCCTTTTTTTGTGTCCCCATACGATGAGGGTTGCACCTGTGCACACCTGGGATGGGCCTGGCGAATCAAGGCATAACGCCCGGCAGGACCACCCTGCTGGAAGCGGTGAACACGCTGCTCGAGAACATCGGCGAGATGCCGGTAAATGAGCTCGATAACCAGCAAGTGCAGGACGCACGGGTTGCTGAGCGCACCATCCTTGAGTTCCACCGAGAGGGTCAGCTCCGCGGGTGGAGTTGGAACCGAGAGGAGGCCTACCCCTTCGAGCGTGATGACGCCACCAAGGAAGTGGTGGTGCCAGCCAATGTGATCAGCTTCACGGTGGACCCGTACCAGTGGGATGGGCGGTTCATCGTCAGGGGGCAGCGGGTCTACGACAAGTGGACCAGGAGCTACAAGATTGAGGACGGCATTGCCCCGATCCATGCGGATGTGATCTGGCTGCTGCCGTGGGATGACAGCCCAGAAGCGTTCAACCGGTGGACAACGATGCGTGCCGCCAGGGTGTTTGCCGCCAGAGCATTGGGCTCTGACACCGCTGTGAAGTACACGTCCTACGACGAGCAGGCAGCGCTGACAGAGCTGATGCGCGTGGAGCTGGATCAGTCCAAGCCCAACAGCCTCACCGGTGGTCCTGGTCTACGGCCCTTCCCCACATACCAGCCGGGCTGGGGTCTGATGCGTGGTCCATACGGAGGTCAGATCATTGGCTGATCTCGTCGCGGTCACGATCCCCAACCTGGTGCAGGGGATCTCTCAGCAGCCGGATGGCCAGCGTGATCCCAGCCAGGGTGAGGTGCAGGTCAACGCTGTCAGCTCTGTCGCTGAGGGGTTGCGTAAGCGTGATGGCAGCAGGGTGCTGGCCAAGCTGAGCGATGCACCGTTTGGTGATGCCTTCATCCACTCGATCCTGCGGGATGAGAAGGAGGAGTATCTGGCGGTGGTCACCAAGACCGGCATCCGGGTGTTTGACCTGGCCGGTGTGGAGAAGACGGTGAACGCACCGGGTGGGTATGGATACCTATCCAGCGTCACCAGTGCTCGTGATCAGATCCGTGCGGTGTCGATTGCGGACTACACCTTCATCCTCAACACGTCGGTGAAGCCTGCAATGGATGCAGCGCTGACGCCGACCACCCCACGGCCAGCAGCGCATGAGGCGCTGGTGTGGATCAAAGCCGCGAACTATGGCCAGACCTACAAGGTCACGTTGAACGGCACCACGGTGACGGTGGCCACGGCCACTGCGGCTGTGATTCCAGCCAGCACGGCTGGCGGGGCACCGATCGAAGTGAAGATCAGTTCGGAGGAGATCGCCGAGCAGATCAAGACTGGGCTGACTTCTGTGGCCGGCGTGACGATCACACGCTTCGGCAGCGTGCTGCACTTCACCAGCGGCAGTCCGATGACGATTGCTGCATCAGACGCCAGGGCCAACAGCGACATCACCTGCATCACCAGCACTGTGCAGGCGTTCACCGAGCTGCCGCGCATTGCCCCGAAGGGCTACCTGGTTGAGATCGAGGGTGACCCCGGCAACAAGTGGGATGGCTACTTCGTGCAGTTCAAGCCTCGCCCTGGGGCTGGTGACTTCGGCGAAGGCAGCTGGCTGGAGACCGTTGCACCAGGCAGTGAGTTCAAGCTGAACGCCAGCACCATGCCGCACGTGCTGGTGCGTCTGCCGGATGGCACCTTCCGTTATGGGCCGCTGGATGGCACCACGGTTGGCACGGTGAAGCTGCCGAAGTGGGGTGAGCGCACGGCTGGTGACTATGAGACCGCGCCTGACCCCAGCTTTGTGGGGCAGAAGATCAACGACATCTTCGTCTTCCGCAACCGGCTGGGTGTGTTGGCGGATGAGTCGGTGATCCTCAGCCGTCCGGGTGAGTTCTTCAACTTCTTCCCGGAGACGGTGACCACCACGTTGGATTCTGATCCGATTGATCTGCGTGCCAGCAACAACCGTGTGTCGGTGCTGCGTTATGCGGTGCCGATGCAGGACCAGCTGGTGATCTTCTCGGCCCAGTACCAGTTCCTGCTGAGCAGTGGGGACTCACCGCTGACAGCGGGGCTGGCCCGGATCACGGTGCTCACCTCCTATGAGGTGGACACCCGCGTCAGACCACAGCAGCTGGGCACGGGGATCATCTTTGCGCAGGCCAATGGTCAGTGGTCCCGCTTCATTGGGGTAGCGGATGACATCAGTGCTCACGTGTCCAGCTACATCCCAGCTGGTGTGTACAAGCTGGCGGTGAATGACATCGGCGGCAGCCTGTACGCCATCACCTCAGAGAAGGGTTCCCTCAACCGGATCTACACCTACAAGACCCTGGTGCGGAATAGCAGCGGCGGTGAACAGCGTGCGCAAAGCAGCTGGAGTCATTGGCTATTCGCTGGTGCCGATGAGGTGTTTCAGGTGTTGTGTGTGCGGGAGACCCTGTACTGCCTGGTGCGTTATGGGCAGAAGGTCTACCTGGAGATGATCAGCGCCCAGGACCGGCTGAATGATGCTGATGCCACGTCCTACCCCCTGCTGCTGGATCGGGTGGTGACCACCACCAGTCACACGCCAGCAGGGGTGCGGATGGCCCGTGGCGTGTACGACCCGATTACCAGCAAGACCACGTTCACGCTGCCGTACACCGCCACTGCATTGACGCAGCTGTGGGTGCCATTCCACATGGGGGATGCTGAGCACTTCAGCGCCGGCTACCTGTTGGCGGAAGTCAGCAGTGGCACCACGGCAGTGGCACGTGGTGACTGGTCAAAGGTGGATGTGGTGGCGGGTGAACCGTTCGAGTTCCGCTATCGCTTCAGCCGCTTCAAGTACATGAAGGAAGCCGGCAGTGGGAAGGCTGCGGTGAACACGGCCCGCACCCAAGTGCGTAGCGCCAAGCTCCGCTACCACGAGACCGGTTACTTCCAGGTGCACGTGCAGCCTGAGCATCGGGACGAGGGTGTCTATACCTTCGATGGAACTGTTGCAGCAGTGCACAGCAGTCGGATCGGGGCACCAGGGCCCAGCACCGCCAACGCTGCTCGGTACTACGAAGGTGTGTTCAGCATCCCGGTGATGAGTCGGGGTGAGCAGTGCTTCGTCGAGATCAGGAACAACACGCCCCACCCCTGCAAGTTCAGTACCTGCGAATGGGTGGCCACCATCTCCACTCGTGCGAGGGCTGTCGGATGAACCTGGTTGAGCCAACCGAAGAGCAGGTCAGGTATGTGGCGCATCACCTGCGCAAGGAAGACGCGGTTGAGGTGTGGCTGAGTCACCGTGTCCGCGGGCCTGAAGCAGTGATGAGCAGCTGGGCTGATAGCGACATCTGCGCCTGCATCGAGGCTGAGGACGGCACAGCGGTGGGGCTGACGGGTGTGGTGGGTGATCGCATCTGGATGCTTGGCACCGAGGACCTGACGGCTACCAAGGAAAGACGATTGCACCTGTGCACGAAAGGGCGAGGATGGGTGCAGCACTGTGTGGAAACAGTTGGCCGTCCGATTGGCAACTACGTCTATGCGAAGAACAGGCGATCCATCCGCTGGCTCCGGTTCCTGGGGTTTGAGGTGGGGACACCTCAGCCGTATGGCCCGAGCTGTGAACTGTTCCGTCCGTTCTGGAGGCTGATCTGATGGATCCGTTTATTGGCCTTGGCCTTGGTCTTCTGAACGCTGGCATGGGCATTGCCGGTGCGCAGTCCCAGCACGCCGGCCAGATGCAGGCGTACAAGGACCAGCTGAAGTTCCAGAAGGCGAACGAGAAATTCGCTAAGTGGCAGGCGAAGTTCAACAAGAAGGCGGAAGTTTCAGAAGGCCAACGAGCAATTCGCCAAGTGGCAGGCGAAGTTCAACAAGAAGGCGACTGACTCTCAGAACAAGTTTCAGTATTGGGGTCAGGTTGTTAACTACAACCGCGAGAAGGCCTATACCAATTCGCTGCGCAACATCGAGAAGGTCAAGTCCTTCAAGCAGGCGAAGGTTGTCTTCGAGACCAGGGCAGCAGCTGGTGCCAGCTACATCCAGGACAGCCAGGCCCTCTCTGCTGCCTATAGCGAACAGTCCATGCAGGAGGCGGTCTCCCTGCAGCAGTACCAGTGGCGCGCCTTGCAGACCCGCGGTTCTGTCCAGGCGATGGAGAGGGAAGGGCAGAGCGTTGATCGGATTGTGAATGACTACGCCCGTCAGATGGGTGACTACGAAACGCTGATGCAAATCAATCAGGGCATCCGATCACGGCAGTACACCCGTGAGCAGGCCGCCCAGGTTTCGCAGTATCTGAGTCGGTGGAACTCGCAGAGCTTCTACGAGGAGCAGCCGTACATGGATCCGGTGCCGCCGTATGCACCGCTGCCAACAATCATGATGCCGCCCCCGCCGTCGATGACGGGTGCACCGCCCAGCAGTGCAGCGTTGGGATTGAACATTGGCACCGCAATCCTTGGTGGTGTTGGTGCTGGCATCAATGCCTTCTCTTCTCTTGGAAGGGCCGGCACACCGTCTTCACCTTCTGGTCCTGGCACCGGTGGGTGGCAGCAGTACGCGGGCTAAGTCATGGCTGAACGTCTTCCCTTCGGCCAGCTGACTCCAGCGGCCCGGCCCATTGGGGCCTTCGTCTCTCCTGGGCAGTCGAACACTGCTGGTGCTGCTCGGCCATCTGAGATGCCGAGCGCCAACCTCAACATCCAAACGATCCAACGGCAGAACGGCGGCAACGTCGCTGGGTACAACCAGGGCCTGCAGGTTGCAGAAGCCTTGGCTCCCTTCAACAGGGGTCTCACCAGCCTGTTGACCACTGGCTTTGTGATGTTGAAGGAGAACCAGATCGAGGCTGGTTACTACGACGAGCTGAAGAACCAGCAGGCTCGCGGACTGATGAGCCTGCAGATGCAGCAGGAGGCAGGTGCTGTCAATGCAGCGGGGCAGATCACCCAGCTGGAGAAGATCGATCCGCCTGGTGCAGCACTGCTGCGGGAGTCCAACCCGTGGAAAGCAACCGGACGCAGGCGGTACCTGGCACAGCTGGCTGGCGCGGAGGTGGACAACCTGTTGTCTGCTGACCTGCAGATGAACCAGGGCGAGCTGGCCACGGTGCAGCCGGGCAGTGGTGCGCTGATGCAGCGCAAGTCACAGCTCACCCAGATGGTGCTGGACAAGTACGGACTGACGGGTGATGAATCTGAGACGGCGTTCTATGTAGCGCCCAAGGTCAATAAAGCCTGGGACGATTACACCACCAAGCAGCAGAAGCTTTACAACGAAACGCTGCGCATCAATGGCAGAGCGCAGACCACTGCAGCGTTGGGGCAGTCCCTGCAGGAGATGGGAGAGAAGGGGATCCAACTGCAGAACGGTGAGGTGGTGGCGATGGGCGACCCCCGCTTTGCCCAGCTGGCGGGGAGGGTGCTGACCAGCCAGATCGACCGGGCGGTGTCCTTCTCTGGCGGGCAGGACCGTGCGGATGATCTGAAGGAGATCCGCACCCAGCTGCTTGGCACCTACGGCAATGTGCCGGTGCTGGCTGATGCGTTGGGGTTTGTGCAGGGCGGCAACCCTGGTGATGCCAGCCGTCCGACGTGGGGTGAGACCTATGGGCTGGAGATCCTCGAGACCCGCAACCGCGGTAACGCTGCCAGACAGCAGACCTATGAGCTGGGGCAGAAAGGCATTGAGCAGCAGCTTGATGGGCTGTGGTGGAGCGAGGGTTCACCCGGCTCGATGCTGCCGACGGATCCTGGCTATGCGGGTGCGCTGATCAACTTTCGGAGCCAGGCCGCAGCTGCTGGTTACCGGGACGTTGACAGCTACATGAAGGGCCGGATGGATTCGCAGGAGTCTGTCGTTGGTCGGTCCTATGCCACCGACCCACTGGCTACAGAGGACTTCCTCACTCAGATCCAGGACCTGCCGCGTTCAGCGATGAACACGCCTGAAGCAGTGGCTGCACTGCGT